GGACCTCCGCGGGGCGAACCTCAGCGTGGCGAACCTCAGCGTGGCGAACCTCCGCGAGGCGAACCTCGGCGGGGCGAACCTCCGCGAGGCGAACCTCAGCGAGGCGAACCTCCGCGTGGCGGACCTCCAGCCTATCCGGGATGATTTCTGGGCAGTCCTCGCATCATCTCCGAGAGAAATAGTAGGTTTGCGCGCCGCGCTCATTGAAGGACGCGTGGAAGGATCACAGTACCAAGGGGAGTGCGCCTGCCTCGTGGGAACGATAGCCAATGTTCGCGGCTGTGAGTATACGGAACTCGGTGTACTTGCCCCGATGAGCGTCAGGCCAGCGGAGATATTTTTCCTTGGTATTTCGAAAGGCGACACGCCGGAAACGAATCAATTCTCCGCGCTGGCAGTGGAATGGATCGACGATTTCGTTTCGCGGATGCGCGAGGCGTTTAGTGTTCCTGATGATAAAGCCGCTGGCAATTGATCTTTTCTGCGGCCTCGGCGGCTGGGCGGAAGGAAGCGCAAGGCCGCATCCGCCCAGATAGCCAAGATCCCCTTCCCGCTCGCCCAGCACATCGCCCGCGTGTACAAGGCCTAGGACGCGGGAGGCTTTCCGAACAGCGCGAGCAGCGTGTTTACTCCGTCGAGGCACGCCGTGAGCCGCGCATCCTGTGCAGTTGTCAGCCCACCGCTGCTGGCGGGAGGAGCTGCCGTCACTTGGAATAGCGCGAAGCCACCGCCCAGGCCAGCCGATTGAATCGCCCACCCGGAGGGGATCGTCTGCTGCATCGGAATGGGACCCGCGGCGTTCCCGGCGGGGTAGGACAGCACGGTCCCAGGAGTGAGCTCCCACGGCGGAGTTCCGGTGGTGACCGAGAGGTTGAACGAACCCGGCGCTCCGATGCCATTGCTGTTCATCTGCTGAACGGCCTCGCCAACATTGATCCCGCCAGGCGCGCCAGGCCACGGCAGCACGTAGACGTTGCGAGTCTCGCCGTTGAGTACGACGGTTTGACTGTCAATCAACGTCACGGGCGAAGCGATCGCCGCGGCGATAACGGAAGCGGAGAGGCCGAGCAGTCCGCCGATGAGCTGCACCTGTGCGGGCGTTGAGAGCAACTGGGGTTGAAGCGGGATGGTTTGGAAGCCGCCGCCGACCAACTGCGCCGGAGTCGGCGGGATCGTGTACGGCTCATACATGAGTTGGCCAAGCGGTCCAGGAACATTCAGCGAAGCCGCTTGTGCGGCGGTCAGTGTGAAAGTGGCCCACTGTCCGGTCACGGTCGAGTACGCGCCATAGGTGAACACTTGGGAGGGATTGCCGGCGGCGACGGCGGCGACCGCAGCAGGATCGACCCAGAGCTTCGAAGGCTGAGTTGTGTCGTATGGCGTCCAGAGGACGAATGGCGCGTTTGGCGGAAACAGATCCAGCGCGGAAAGCGGATAGACGGCGGCAAGCGGAGGCGGAGGCGGGAAGACCATAGAGGCTGTGCTCATGGGCGTCATGATACCATGTCCACATGGCCAACGCCTTCGTAGCGGAGATCGTGAACATCGGAAAGCACATCGTTTCCGGTATCGAGAAGGCCGCGCCGCTGGTTGAGAAGATTCTGACCTCGAAACCAATCGCCGCAATCCCGATATACGGGCCTATTCTCTCGGAGCTTGGCACTGTCTTCAGTAATATCGAGGCAGCCAAGACGGAGCCGCTCACATCCTCCGAAGTCGAGGCGATTGTCACAGCCACAGTGACAGCCCTTCAAATCAAGGCTGCCGCGAGTGCTGCGGCGACACATGACCCAGCGGCCTTTACCTCAACCGTGACCGCAGTCACTTCCCCCATAACAGGAGCCCAATGAACCTCAAGACCCGAAGTCTCACCGCCCTTTTGATGCTCGCTGTGCTACTGTGCGCCGCGTGCGGAGCCGCCGAAGTTGTCAACGGCCTGGAGCTGGCCATTGATGCCGCCGAGGCCGTACTGCCTGCAATCGCTGCCGCGGCAACCCTTCCACCAGCAACCCTAACCCTGATCGATAATTACCTTGCGGCCGTTGCCACAGCCCTATCGAAGACATCGGCGCTGCTTGCGTCCGGGTCGCCGAGTGATGTCGAGGCATCTCAGATCGTCGCGCTGTTTGCAAGCGCCGTTGCTCCGGCGCTGCCCGCTGGGACGCCGCAGTCTGTGGCAGCCGCGGTGCAGGCTGTCGGAAATGCCGTGGCGAACTTCCTTGCGCAGTTTCAGGTTTCGACCACACCCGCAGGAGGGACTGCCTTCGCGGCAAGTAAGAAGCTATCTTCGGTGAAGCTGACGGCGGAGCAGCGGAAGAAAGCCGCGCAGTTGAAGGCGCGAGCTGATGCCGTGCTGGCGAAGATCCCAAAGAAGTGATAAGCTAGGCCACGCGATACCGATTGCCATTTCACAGGGCCGTTCCACCTCCGAGAGCGGCCCTTTTTGTTTATGAAACTCTTCACGATTATAATTCCCCTGCTCCCAGCGCTGGCTGCCGCGCAGGGCTTGCAGTTCTATCCGCTCGCCCCGTGCAGGATCGTGGACACGCGCGGCGCTGGAGGCGGTTTCGTGGGCGCAAGCCCATTTTCCGGGCCCTCCATCGCTGCCGCGGCCACGGTCTCTTTTCCCTTCCAGTCGGCCACTCAGGCCACGACGACGGCACCGACGCCATGCGGGCAGCTTCCTGCGACTGCGGTCGCGTACTCCCTTAACCTCACTGTCGTTCCTGCCGGAGAGGCAGACTACATCACCATATGGCCCATGGGCGCCCCACAGCCGACGACAGCGCTGCTGGATGACGTTCCGGGGGCGCTTGTATCCAACGCCGCGATCGTGGGCGCCGGGACGGGCGGAATCTCCGTTTTCAACAGCGGGCCATCAGGCGCCGACATCGTCATCGACTTGAACGGCTATTACGCGGCCGCGCCGGTCGCTCCGTGGGGAGCATTCGTTCTGCCGAATGGCCCTCCGGGTTCATGGTCTCCGCCGCCAGGAGTGCCGCCGTCACAGGTGATTGGATGCCTGCCTTACAGCCCAGGCAATCCGATGGTGTACGCCACGCCCGGCCAATTTTATTACGAACCCGGATTGCAGACACCGGTTCAGACGGTGTCCGGCTCACCGTTCACATTCACCTACGCCGTTCTGGCGACAGACACGCCCCTGACCATCGCGGCGGGGCTTGCGGCCCTGGTAACAGGGAACGCTGCGCTACTCGCTGCTGGAGTGACGGTCAGCCTTGACGGAATGGGCGATTTTACCTTGACGGTACCCGCCGCACTCGGGGTCTTTGGCCTCAACTCGAATGCCGACAATTCATCGCACAACCCCTCCGAGGGGATCGCAGTGCTTCCCGGCGACGAAGTGGCGATCAGTGGCGTCGCCACCGCAGGCGACACGGTCTCGCTCTACCTTAGCTTTTCCTCGGTCACCACGGCGCCGGATGAGCTGTGGGTGTGCATGATCGGGAAGTCGCAAACTGGCGAATGGGTTCCGGTGGTCACCGCGCCCTAGCTCGTAAGTACTATTGACGCGCCCGAGGGCGCTTGGCAGGATGGGGTCATGAGTCACACACCAGGACCTTGGGTGCTTGATGGCGAAACAGTCGGCGAATTGGCTGTCATGTCTTCCGATGGAAAAACGGCCATTTGTATATTTTGCGACCCCGTCGACCTTGGCCCCCCCGAGGTCATCTTTCCTAATGCCCGCCTGATAGCAGCTGCACCAGAGTTGCTCGAGGCCCTGAAGGTTCTTGACGCGCATCTTGATTTTGCCGTGCCGTTCGAGAATTGTGAATGCATCAGTGATGCATCCGGCATCAACGCGGCCATGCTCGCGGCCCGCGCAGCGATAGAGAAAGCCGAAAATGACTCCCTCTGAAGCTGCTCAGGCGATCATGGAAAAGAGGGGCTATATCGTGCTCTCCTCACCTATCAAGCATGAAATCCCCTCCACGATACCCGGGGCCAAGGGAGGTATATGTGGTCCGCTCGCCGTGGCCCTCCGAATCATCAAAGAGACAGACCGGGAGGACGACCTGAAACAGTATCCGATTCTGGGCGTCAAGGCCCCGTCTGTGCGGAGCAGATACTATTATCGATGCGTGGCGGAATAAACACGCCGCTGAACGTAGTACAATGCCCGCATGAAGCCGCGCCGCCCATCTCTCGCAGGCTGCCCCGCCTGGTGGGTCCGCAAGATGGAAGCGCTCAATCACGATCCGCGTATCAACTGGCAGACACCATCCGACGCGAAGCTGCTCAAGCCATGACGCGCGAAGAGACGATCCTCTCACTGGCCCCCAATGTTAACGCGATCGCCGCCCTCTTCGCCCGAAGGGTGCCGCGCACGGTCCTGGTCGCCGAACTCCGAAGTGTTGCCTGGATCGGAGCTATCCACGCCGTAGATAGGTATGATTGCAGACGGAAAGTATCTCTTGCCGCCTTCGCGCAGCTTCGCATTCGCGGGGAGATCCTAGATTACCTGCGCCGGCTTGACCACCTTACGCGCGGCGAACGCACGAAGCTAAAGAGCGTGGGAGCCGTGCAGCCCGTCGTTGTCTCTCTCGATTCGAAGACTCGCCATGATCAACAGGTGCCGACGGCATTCCTTCGCGACCATCGAGCGCAGCGTCAGACCGAGACCGCCGAAGCTAGGATCTTGACAGAAGGTCTCTTCTTGCGCGCAAGCCTTCCAGCGCGAACAGAAGATGTGATCCGGCGCTTTTACGAGGGCGAGAAACAAGGCGAGACAGCGGCGGTATTGGGCGTTTCGCGAGGCCGCGTGTCTATCATGCGCAAAAATGGCGAGAAGGCGCTGGCAGCCTGGGCTTTTCAATAGGGAATTATATAGGTGACTACACATTTTTCTGTTGACACGTTGCGTGTAGTCATGTACTATTAAAGTATGAAGAACACAGACAAATGCAACGAATGTGGCGGCCGGGGGGAGCATAAAGTATGGTGCTCGCTCGACCCAACTCCACAAGGCCCGGTAACTGTCACGGAGCGAGTGTGGACCGCACTGACAAGCGATGGACGTCGCCTGAAATTCACGGTGGGACCGAAGGCGGATGCTGAATTTGCACTCGCTTACGCGCGGCGCAACAGCCACAAGCTGCAATTTGAGCAACTCGCATTTTCTACCGAAATCGTGTCGGTCGAAGCTGGCGAAGAAAGCACGAGGGTTGCATAAATGCAAGCCGCAATGATCGGAACGGGAAGGGTTAGATGGACGGCCGATACGCAGAGGCATCTGAACCGCGATCCCCGCGTAATCGAGTGGTGGGAAGACGGAGAGGAACTGGTATTTTCCTACGGTGTGGCTGGCGATCCGACCGGGATATGGAAAGTTACGGCGCGCGATCTTCACATCGACGATTTGAGTTGAGATATGAGCAAATCCACAATCAGCACGTTCCAATTGTTCGCCCTGTTCCCTGACGACGAAACCGCTCGTCAGTATCTCGAAAGCCGCCTCTGGCCTAATGGTCCAATCTGCCCCGACTGCAAGTCTGGAGAGCGCATAAGCACCCTCAGCACGTGTGCCACGCGTAAGGCCGGTTTCTATCGGTGCTTGGCTTGCGCTTTCGATTTCACGATTCGAACGAACACCATTTTCGAGCGCTCGAAAGTTCCCCTCCACAAGTGGCTCTACAGCATGTACTTGCTGGTGACCGCGCGGAAGGGCATCTCTTCGCTTCAACTCGGAAAAGAGATTGGGGTAACCCAGAAAACCGCATGGTTCATCCTCGGACGGCTTCGCGAGGCGTGTGGCGGACCCGATGGACCGCTCACGGCATGAAGGACGTGCCGGAAGTTCTCGACAAAATGGTTGACGCAGTGCTGGGCTATAAGCCGAAACCGAAGTCGAAAGCAGCGAAGAAACGCCGCCGCAAGGCTGCGAAGAAGGGAAAGGCGCAAGCCGATGGTTCCTAACGATGAATGTAGTCACCTATATAATTCCCTTTCAATAGCAGTAGCTGCCCAACTGCCCGCACTGATACGGCAGCGCACGCCGTGTCGTCACCTTCTCAAGGCAGAGCTGAGTGACCACCGATCCGCCCACCCCAGCTTGCACGCCCCACCAAGCGTTTTCAATTGCGCCGTCCACCCAAGTGCTGCCCGCGTTCTGCTCGGTGATGGCCTGCTTGATGGCGAAACTCGGCGTGAGGTCGACCGTCCCGATTACAACATCCATCCCATTCGACGGTTGTGGCCGCACGATCAACCCGAGGCTTTGAGCGCTGGGGTCGCGAGCGCACACGTTCAATGCAATTCCGAGGATACCGGCATAGCAATCTACCGAGGGAAACGAGAATAGCGCATCGTGTCCACTGACGCCACCGGTGATGTAGGACGTGTTTCCATCTGGGGCCTGCCCGAATCCTACGCTTGCGGGGTTCTCACTGATCGCCTGCCATGCGGAATCGCTCCCGGGAATCACCGTAGGCCAATCAATGAACGCATTCGCCCCCGGGAAGTACGCCTTGACTCGGCAAGGCCCCAGGCGAGTGTTGTTGACACTTCCGGTGCCGTCCGACACCACAATGTCACAAATATTGAACCCGTTGCCCGGGTTGAAAGGCACGTTCGCTACGATCTGAAACAGCGACGGCTGGACGCCCCACGCGATGTTGTTCGCGCTAGGGTTGCCTGGGTTCGTGGTGTCAAGCACATCGTTGATGTACATCGCGCACCACCCGTTGCCGCTCGCCGGAAAGTACCAATCGAAGTCAACCGAATACCACGTGTTGGCTGTCAGCACGGCCTGGGAGACATACGCAAGCGTCCCCAGCGTCGTAAAGCCATCGCCTCCGGCATAGATGCGCAAATGGCCATCATTCGACACGGAAACAGAGGACACGCACGCGCCCGAAGTGAGCCATGCGGCAATATTTGATTCCCAGCGCGCGCCGATCGGCGAGTAGTTGAACGAGAAGGAAAAGCGCCAGTGCGGCTGAACATCGAACGTGAGTCCGTAGATGTTCTGGATGTTGGCCGCATAGTAGGCGTACTGATCACGCCCTGTGACCACCTCGAAGGCGTACCTTGGGTATGGATACGTGTACTTGAGTCCAGCGCCGATGTTGAGCGCTGAGGTGGTCGCCCACGAGCAAGAGTCTGCAAAGCGGATCATTCTACGTACGTGGCGTAAACGCCGGGCTGGATCTGCCCCGCCGGCAACCCAGCCACCGTCCATTGGACGTAAACCGTAACGCTGGCCGCTGGCGTGGGCGCGCTTCCGATCACCTGGTAGCTGATCGACACGGACAACAGATCACCGATCGCCACCGTCAGCCCTGCCGCGGCGAAGGTCATCGTCAGAACCTGAGTATAGGAACCAGCCGGCACGATCAGCGGTGAAGACAGGATCGACACGCCGTTGTCGAGGATATCCACCACGAGGTTTTGGTCCTCCGGTGGTGTCCCGCAAATGACATACGCCTGCGTCAACGCGCCCGCCGTCGTCAGCGGCACTGGATTGTTTTGCGGCGTCCCAGCGGCGAGCGATCCTTCGGGCGCGAGAATGAAGGTTAAGTCACCCGTCTGCTGAATCGGAAGCGGATTCTCCGTGCGCGCGATCAGCCGTTCAAACCAGAAGGTTGAGTTACCAAGATCCTGTCCGCTCGTCGCCTGAATCACCCACCGGAAGTAGCCTTGATACACTCCGAAGCCAGCCGAGCCCACGCCGGGAGAAGCTACGGTCGCCTGGATGCCGGTGATCGTCCACTGAGTGGCGCCGGGTAGAAAGCTGATCGGCAGATTGATGTAGATCGATTGGCCGACCTGCGCCCCTGGTTCGTCCGTCTCGAACTGGATCAGGATAGGAACCTGATCAGAGCGATTGAGCAGCGCTGCGGCCACGGCGTTGAGATCGGATTGCAGATTGATGTTTTGAACCTGCTGCACGTTCTCGTAGATCCCGGAACCCCACGTCCCCGCGACTCCCGGCGTGGCCGGAACCAGCGGGCCGTTGCCCTGCTGAACGATAGCTTGCTGCGAAGAGGCGATCGCAATATATGAAATCTCGACCACATCGCCGCTGTTCGGATACGGTGACGTGGTTGGTGGGTATGGGAACACTGGCGTGTCGTTAGCGGCATTCGGCGGATAAAGGAACGGGAAGCCAGGAAAGAACCACCAACTCTGCTGAAGGTTGTAGACTGGCGCTCCTGCCGGCGGAGCCCCGTTTTGCACGGGCTGAGACACCCCGTTGACCGTCAGCGCCGTGATCTGAGCAATCGGGAAATTGGTGATGATCGAGCCCAACAGAAAACCGCGGGCCACCGCAGCCGCTTGCGGGATCGTGTACGTCTCGGTGATCGTCGGACCGCCATAGCCGGGCTGCCCGGGCTGCAAGCCGCCCTGCTGCTGCTGCGCAACGCCGGGAACCGCGGTGAGGTTCGAGGTGATGTATTGCACGTTGCGATAGTCGCTCAGGTTGGCTGTTCCGCTGAGCGCGCGCCAATTGTCGGAGGTTTCTGTCAGAGAGAAGGGACAGGACGGCAACGTCGTATAGTCGATGAAATGCAGATCCGCGTTGACATCGATCCACCACACGCAGCCCGTGTCCGTGGCGAGCTGATTGAAAGCCTGGGTGACCGAAACTAAGTTGAACACCTCGGTTGTGTCGGTGAGCCCGAGTGGACCGCCGATCTCTGGAACGTTGTTCGCCGTGATCCCTTCATTGGGATTGCAAAGGACGTTTTGCCAGATCGATAAGACGATGCCCGCAATGTCTGATCCAGCGGGATAGGTTGCGTTAACCACGCGGCGATCGCAGATGGCTGACCAATCCTGCGCGATGACATGGTAGCTTTGGAGGGGCCCGATCGCTGACTGGATGCGGTCCACCTGCACCGTCATGATCCCGCCGCTCATCAGTTTGACGCCGTTCTCGATCAGCACGAAGGTTTGCGCGATCTCCGGGTAGGTTGCCATCTCCGTATCGATGAAGTCGAAGACAGCCGTCCAGCGTCCCAGGGTCTGTGAAGTGATCTGAAGGGGTTGCGCCACGGTGGTAGCGTCGAGTCCGGTATTGGCGACACCCTGGTTGCTCAGATACTTCGTGTAGTCGAGACCTCCGATGAGGAGCTGCATCCCGGTGGCACCGGGAATCGTGGGAACACCGGCGCGGAAGGCGCTCGCGAGTCCCGACGGTGAGATGCGCTGAGGTCCACCGCTGACCGTCGGAGAGCCCGCCGCGAAGTGGCTCGCGAGCCCTGTTGGATCAATCACCTGGGCCGGAACAAGCGACGGTACGCCGGGCGCGAATTCGGAGGCTAGCCCGGTTGGCTCGATGGCCTGGGCGACGTTCAGCGCCGGGAGACCGGGCGCGAAGGCCGAAGGCAAGCCCGTTGGTGTGATCGTGTTGCTTCCCACTGTCGGAGTGCCGGTGGCGAAGCCGGATGGTAGCCCGGCAGGGATGATGGTGTTGAGGTACTCAAGGTCTGGATGTCCAGCGGCAAACCCGCTGGCAAGTCCAGATGGGGAAAGATCCTGGTTGTATTTGAGTGTCGGGTCACCAGCGGCGAAGGCGCTCGCAAGACCAGTGGGACCGAGGTTTTGCGTCGATGATCCGCTATTGCGAAGCGCGCCGATCGCCGCTCCGGGCGACGTTTGAAGCGCCCCGATGTCGTATCCTAGCGCCATTCCCTAGATGATACTGGATTGCCAACCAGCGCCCGTGCAGGCAAGACCGCCGCCGCTCGTGCTGTTGAGCGAGAAGTCTCCAGTTGATGGGTTGTTGAACGGGTTAGCTGAAAGGGTTACGTCAGCGATGCCAGCGGCGAGTCCGCTACTGCGAGCGCCAGAGCCGTTGGCACCGAATGCATTATTGCGCTGAACAAGGAATGTGTTTCCCGACGGCGCGCCAGAGTCGCTTGAAAACTGAATTCCGTAGCCGCCGTTGTCGTAATAAATGGTGTTGATCGTCGTCAACCCGTTGAACGATCCAAGATCGGCCTGTACGCCGTTCATGGTGTTATCGTACGCAACACAGTCCTTGAGCGAGAGACCGGATTGTCCGTTGGTTGACGCAGCGCAATACCATCCATGGCCCGTGTTCCCAGACGACACGCAGTTAATAAATGTCGCGATCGCGCCGGGAGTTGATCCGCCTTGGAGAATCACTCCATGGCTGCCGTTTCCGTGGATGTAGCAGCCCATCGCCAGAAGAGGGCAGCCCAGCTTGATACCGTAGCTTGCCGAGCTTGTGATCTCCACCTCGATCAGCGTCACCATCGCGAGATTGTAGACCGTCGTGTTGTCGCCGTTGAAGATCCCGATGCTCCAGCCGGTGAAGACGCAGTCCTGAAGCGTGACGTAATAGCTGTTGCCACCTCCTGAAGGCGCCACCATGCCGTCACCAGGCGTCCCCGCGGTGCAGGTCCAGTTCACCTGGATGATCTGATAACCGTAGGCGTTGACCATCGCGATGCCGTTCACGGAATTCGTTGCGCACGTGACCACCGCACGCCCGGTGTCACCGCGGTAGGTGCCGTAGCCCTTGAGGGTGATGCTAAGCGACCCGCTGCTGTTCGCCGCCGGCCCAAACGTCACCGCCGCTGTAATCGTGAGGGTCCCGGTCATCCAAACCAAATTGCCGGAACTGGATGTCTGTCCGGTGCTCTTGAATAGCGTGCCACTTAAAGTCGCCAGCGCACCGCCCTGGTAGCCGTGGCCACCCGTACTGAGTGTCGTACCGACGCTGCGATCCATTGTCGCGGTCACCGTCGACACGCTTTTGATACAGTACCATCCTGTCGTGAATCCGCTCCCGCTGGTCACCTGAATGAGATTCCCAACCTGCTGTTTGCCGAATGGGCTTCCGGCGCTGGTCAGATTCGTGGTAGTCGCGCCGATCACCAGGTCCGTGTAGGAGAACTGCGCGGAGGCCTGTTGGCTGTAATCAATCGTCCATGTCGCGCCGGTGGGTGACGCCGTGGAGGCGCAACCGCCGGCCGTGCTGAGCGTGTTATTGGCGAGCGTGAACTGGCCGCTGGTGGCGTTAAGCGTCGCCGCATTCGAAGCGACGGAAGCGATCTGATACCAACCGGCAATCCAGTTAGTGCCCGCCGCGATATAGACGAAGGCACCGACATCTCCGGCAACGAAGTTGTAGCTAGCAGAGCTGAAGACTGGAGCGCTGCCGGTGGCGGAAGTTGCCGCCCCGTCGGTGTTCATTCCTGCCGTCTGAGACGGATCGAAGCCGCCGGCGCATGCGCTGTCCGATCCCGAGGCCGGGAGAACTTCCCAGACGACATACTCGGTTAGCGCCATTGCTTAATTGAAGATCGGAATGCGACCGCCGAACTTCTTTTCAATCTCACGCGCCTTCGCCTGCCGCTCCTCCCAGGCTGCTTGCGCGCAAGCCTGTTCGTGGGTCGGCTTCATCTGCTTAAGTGTCGGAACGCCCGCCCACACTTTGCCGGTGTAGGTGCGATCGAAGAGGCGGGACACAGCGTCGCGAACCGTCGCCCATGCGCCGACGCCGACATAATCGACTTCCTTGCACAGCGTGAAGATTTTATTCGTTCCGGTGTCCCACTGAACGACAATATTGCCGCCGTTCGGCGTGCAGGGCAGTCCAGTCGCTGTGTCGATGTTCATGATCAGCGGTGAGCTGTTGTTGTTCGTGATGAACGAGTACAGCGTAACGTACGCGAACTGAGCGCCGGTGACGCTCGACACGGTCTCGTTCGCCGCGTTCGCCGTCCCGAGGCTCGCCGACAAAGAGGAGAACGTTCCGCTCTGGGCGATGATGTAGCCGGAGCTGACGGCTACACCGAGATATTGATCGGTGGTGTAGTTCGGCGAGTATCCGCTGGTGACGAAGGCGAGCTGAATCGCCGCCGAGGTCCAATCGAAGCCGCTCGCGCCGGTAAGGAAGGAATTCCTTGCCAGGCCGTACATGGTCGTGGCCATCTACTTCACCCCCGCGATCTGCTTCAGCCGGTCAACAACCGCCTTGCCAAGCGTCAGTGCACCCTTCCCCGCCAGGTCGAGGAGTTCCTTCGCCATGTCTGGGGACGTATTGAGCGGAGAGGGCCCTTGCCCGATGACTAGATCAAAGCCAGCGCGGGTGGCCGCGTTTTTCTGCTGCGTCTTCGCCTGGATCATCGGGATCAGTGCCGCGCGCTTTGCGATCACTTCCGCGTGCTCAGAGGCGTAAGAGGAGTGGAGCGCCAAGAGGTCGTCAAGCCCCATCTCGGCGAGGTTCGATGGTACCGGCACCCCGATTGGCATATTTCTCCTTTAGGTTAGCTTACCAATTCCCGCGTTCTTCAGGGCCGTGACCATCTGTTGGGCCACGGTTTGAGCGTTCGCCGGAGTCATCCCCGTGATATTGATGGTGATCGGCGAAGACGCCGGAGTCGCCGTGCCGTTTCCGAAGGTGGCCGAAGGACTGTAGTTCGAGCCGCCAGTCACGGCCATTCCGCCACCCTGGAAGTACCAGCCAGGGCCCTCCGGTCCGACCGTCTGCTGCCACTGTCCAGCGGAGGTATCGGCAACTGTGGCCGACACCGTTGTTGCGCCAGCAGGTTCAGTCGCCGAAAAGCCGGAGGATGTCGGAGGGCCGGATGTCGATGAGCTGGACGACGGCCCTATCACCGCACCGGTTGCCTGCTGCGCGCCCTGGTAATACCAGCCCGGACCATTCGCGCCGGTCGCCGAATACTCCCAGTCTCCGCTTGAGGTCTGAACCAGATCCGAGGAAAGCTGGGTCCCCGATGGCTGGCTCGACGAGAATCCAGCCGTAGAAGCGGCCCCGGTGGAAGCGGACGTGAGGGAACCAATCGAGGTGATTGCCACGCCCACGCTTGCCGCCGCGCTCTGCAGCGTCGCCACGTACGCGCCGACGGTGGCTTCAAACTGGGCCATCGTCTCGGTGCCAGCATTCAGCGCGGCGGCAGCCGCATTGACCGAAGCGACCGTGACGTTAGACGCTGAGCTGACCGTTGAAGCCGAATCACTCGCCGCTGCTCCCAAGTCCGTTACGGCTCCGGTGAGTCCGCTTGTGGACGAATCACCCACTGCGGAAGCGGTCGCGGTCGAAGCTGTTCCGAGATCCGTGACGCTGTCAACCAGCGGGTTCATCGCACCGGAACCGACGATCGCGCCTGTGGCAATATCGATGATCTGGTTGCCGAAACTGGCGAAGGTCGGTGTTGCCTGCGCCGCAACGTACGCTGCTGCCTGGATCGCGCTGTACACGTCACCTGTCGAATCTTGAAGGTCGAGGCTCGCCTGGTTCTCTTGCCCAAGGGCGAGCGTCAGCGCTTCAGCCGTCGCGGTGTTGCCCTGTCCTTCGTCGTCCAGTTGGGCGAGCTGGCTCGCATACTCTGATCCCGTTGTGTTGACATTCTGGAGTTGCGCCTGAATGCTCGCCAGGGACGTGTTGAGATCCGCGGACGTTTCCGACGCCATATCGGCGCTATTCGATAGGAAATTCGTCGTGACCGTCAGCGTGTTCAGGGAACTGGCCAAGTCACCAGATGACGCCGTCACGGCCGGAATGCTATCCCCGGACAAGTCGCGCATCTCCCCATCGAGGGTTGAGGTCGCGAGGGTGGTCTGGTCCATCGACGGCGCAAGGGAGCCGCCGGTCAGCGCGTATTCGAGTTGCTGCGTTGACGTGGTGGTGGTTCCAAGCCCGGCCTCGAGCAACGCAAGAAGCTGGGACAGCGTCGAGGTTGCTGTTGACGCCGCCGTGGTCGCCTGGGTCGCCTGCTGGGTCGCCTGCGCGTTCTGGAGGATGGCTTGTGATTGCGCCTGCTCAGCTTGGAGGTTGGCCTGCACCGCCGCTTGGAGAGCGGAGGAGGTTTGCTGTGCTAGCTGCTGCTGGTACGCCTCGCCCCCGGAAACGTTCACGTCGATGCCACCACCGCCGTACTGGCCACCGTAATCGAACTCGCCCAGGCCCATCGCCGAGAGGTCACTGAAGGGATTCGCCGCCGCTGCGGCGAAGGATTCAAGTGCCGCCTGCGCGTTATTGCCAGCGCCGCCCCCACCCCCAGAACCGCGCGAAGCAGCGCCGGAAGCCGCCGCCACTGCGTCGAGCGAATCAACAAGCGCGTCGTTCGCGTTCGTCAGTGCTTGCGTCGGAGCGACCGCCGCGCCGTTCGCTTCGGCGTAGTTCGTGATCGCCGTCGTGGCTTGGCCTGCCGCTGACGTGGCATAAACCACCCCATCTGAGAATTGGCTGACATTGCCAGTCAACCCAGCCGTAGCAACCCCAGCGGAGCTTTCCGCGTATATGACGCCGTTCGATAGCACCGCTGCGTACGCCGTGGCGTTGGCTGTCGCCGCGTTGAATTGGGAGATAAGGAGCGACAGAGGACCGCCAGTAAACTGTGAGGCAGTGGCCCCGAAGTTTTGAGTTGCCGCTGTCGCCGCAACCGCCGCTCCTCTGAGGTTCGTGATCCCGACCGATGCTCCGGTTGCCGCATCCTGCACCTGCGACATGCTCGAGGTGACCGCAGTACCGCTCGTGCCCAACTTCACCACCGCCGCGCTAGCGTTGTTGATACCGAGTTCGAAGTCAAGAACGTCATCACCTGTCGATTGCGCCTGCGATCCGAGCGCGACGAGTTGCAGTTTTCCATTCTCAATGACTACACCGAGGCCACTCATGGCGGCACCGGCCGTGTTGATCTGATCGGCAAGGGCCCCAATACCCACCCCCGCAGTGCTAGCGATCGTCTGGACGTTCGATAGCGCATCTTTCAGTTCGTTCGCGCTCGCGGTGCCGCTGGTTGCGAGAGTTTGGAGAACCGTGATTGAAGAGTTCAGGATGGCGTTGAAGCCGCCCATCTGTCCAGCGGCTTGCGTGATGGCCGCACCGATGGACTCGCCGCCTTTTTGGGCCGCTTGCGATATCTGAGTCCATGCCACTTCTTGTTCCTCAGCGGAACTATTTGCATTCGTGGCCATCGTCAGCCACACGCCAGCGGCGGTCGTCGCGGCTGTGGACTGCGCTTCCATCTTCGCGGTGATGTCGGCCGTAGCCTCGTCTACCTTCGCCTGGAAACTGTCGAAGTACCCGGAAAGTGCCCGAATCTGAGCGCCAGAAAGGTTCGCATCGTTGTCCCATGCTTGCGCCGCCGCCTGCGCGGCTTTGAGTGCAGCGGGTGTCTTGCCGATCTCCGTATTGAGGGCATTCTGGGCCTTCGTAACATTCGCCTGCGCGGCAGCGAGATCCGTGGAATACTGCGCTGTTCCCTGTTCGGTATCCTGGACGATTTCAAGTGTTGTCTGGGCCTCGATCAGCGCCCCTTTTAGGTTCGCTACAGACTGCTGAAGCCTGAGTACTTGAGGATCTGTATTGGCTGCCGCCGTCCCAACGCCTTCGATGCCTTCTCCAGCGCTTTGCGCTGACTTGATTGACTGAAGAAGCGCAAGGGCGAATTCCTGCTGACTGAGGTCGCCCTGCACTAAGGTCATCCCGTAACCCTGGGCGATAGTGTTCAGTTTCGTGATCGCGTTCGACAGGCCATCGCCAGAAGCGCTGGTTTGGTCCAGATTGACGCCCAGCGACTTCGCGAAGCCGCTCATTGTATTCAGCTCTTGCGAAGCGTCTTGAAGTCCGCCCAACCAGTCGCCGATGGACCACCCGGCCATGACGGCCGCAAGCGCAGCCAAGCTGCCCTTGACTCCGATCGCAGCAACACTCAAGGCGCCGAGGCCGGCTTCACCAGCAGCAGCAGCAGCGCTCGCGGCGAGAGTGTCTTCAGCTACCGCCGTCTCCGTCGCGGCTGCGCCTACCGCCGCGATGTTCGGGGCTGCTGTCGCTGCCGCAGCACCTTCCGTAGTGATGGCTCCCCCCGCTGCCGTTGCCGCCGCCGTCGCCGTATTATTTGCGAGATTAAAGGCCGACATCAGGCCAGTGACTGCCGGGATAATTCCCTGAAGCCCGATGACGGCCAAGCCCAAGGCCGACAGCGCCGCCGTCGCTGGGACCACGGCCGCAGCAAGAAGGCCGACCGCGGCGATCGTATCCTGTACCGGGCCAGAGAAGCCGCTAAAGGCCTCTGCCGCCGAGGCGACCGCCTTCGCGACGGTATCCCCAAATGACAGGATGTCGCCTACGACAGGGGCGAGCGCGTTGCCCACGCCCACCATTACCTCTTCGAAGTTATTCTGGAAGATCTGCCATTCACCGGAAATGCCCTGCGCTTGCGCGATGGCATCCCCGGAGAACTTACTGAGCGCGGTATCTAGCGCCGTGATCCGGTCTTCCTGATCGAGCGCCTTAAACGCTGCCGCGGCTTCGTCCGCGGTCACACCCATCGCCGCGCCGAGATCGGCAGTAGAAATGCCAAGAGCCGCCATTGAGCGGGCGTTGGCAGTGCCAGATAGCGACATCCGGTCCAGCATGTTGGCTACGCCGGAGAATGCGTTCCCAGTGGCCGCGCTGGAATTGGCCACCGCCTGCATGGTAACGCCTACCTGTTCTGCGGAAACACCCATGGCGACCATCTTTTGAATGGTTGGGGCGATCTCAGGAAAGGCGAATGGTTCTGTTGCCGCCAAGTCCTTGATCTGCTCAATGATGTCGTCAGCTTGCTGGGCTGAGCCGGTCAACGAAGTCAGCCCGATGGTGACGCTCTGGACGGTTCCAGCAGCGTTCAGCGCCTCTTCCCCGAACTCCTTGAGACCTTCCGTGATGGCCAGCGCTTCACCCAGCAGCGTGAGCTGCTCAACCATCCCTTCGAGCCCACCCTCGGCCTCTTCCGAGTCGTCGTCAACCTCTTCCAGCGCAGGGGGAAGATTCTGAATACTGGGAAGGATGGATTCTACGCCGTCGCCAACCTGGGAAAGAGAACTCGCAGCGTCGATAGAACTTTGATCAAAAAGATCGAGTTGGGCCGCCGCCTCCTGGACTTCACCGCCAAATAAACTCCATTGACCACCAACTTCCACGCCCGCATTGCTCAAGTCAGAGAGGGAATCTGTGGCCTCTTCGGCGCTATCGCCGATCCCGCTTAGCGCATCGGAGGCTTCCTCTGTCGAGTCCGCAATCTCGCTGAGCGAATCGTCAGCTTCGCTGGCGGCGTCGTCAAGGTCGGAGATCGACGATGCAGCCTCTGACGACGCGTCGTCGATCTCACCAACGGCGCCTGCTGCGTCCGAGGCGGAGTCGCCGACGGAGTTCATCTCCTCCGTAACTTCGAGGATCGCTTGGGCGAGCGCAAACGAGGACGCCGAGAAATCGTCCGCCGAGTCCCCCGCTTCGCTCAGCCCGTCTACGGTACTTTCAGATGCGTCACCAACGCCGCTCAACGCTTCAGAGAGCCCCGAGAGGCTGTCCGACATGGCATCGAACGTGCCGGTATCGCTGAAGGCGTCAGCGATGGCATCCGCAGCTGCTTGGCCGGCTTCCTGGATGTCCTGGAAGTCGGATTGTAGTTCCGACCAATCGGCGCTTACAAGTACGTCTAGCTCGCCTAGGGGTTGATCAGCCACACATCACCCCTTGCCGTTGCCGAAGGCTCGCGCGATCTCTTCGGGACTCCAGCCCCCGCCAGGCCCTTTGCCCTTCGCTCGCGCCCATTGCGGCATTCCCTCGATGTCTTCCGGCTTCGTTCCTGAGTGGATACCCGCCAAGCCGCGCTGTGTCTTCATGAGTTCCATCTGGGCGATCTGACGCTCCGCTACGCGCGCTGTACGATCGCCGCTGCCCAGAACTTCTTCCCACGTCCAGGGGACTTCCGGGCGGAAAGCGAAGTTGCGGAACTCGGCGCGCTCGATTGCCCAGTTGCGCTCTTTGCGCTCGCAAACTGCGCTGAGTGCTTGGAATTCGCGGGGGGTAAGATCCCAGGATTGAGCGGAGGATAAGCCAAGCCCGTGCGGCGATGTTGCGAACGCCCACGATTTGAGCCACTCCTCCTCCCGGTCTACTGTTTCGTGAGTAGAGGCTCTTGCGGCTTTTCCGCCGGCGCCTGAGCCTGCGGGGTCGGCGGGAAGGCTTTTCCCCAGGCCACCATGAGCGCGGACACGCAATCGCCCCGCTTGTCGTACACCAGCTCCGCCAGATCCTCATGCGTGCCTTCAAAGCCGATCACCGCGTGCATGACGTCCACCACCGCCGTGAACGACATGGTCACTTGATTGTTGGCGACGCGGGGATTGAAAACCACCCCGAGCTTGCCCATGCGGTAGAGAATGCCGCGGGAGAATTTGACCGTGTAAGCCTTTCCCCCGAGTTCAAGAGTGGGGTAGTCAACCCCGGTGCCGTTGATCATGCCGACAATCTTAACAGAGTGTGGGCGCTCCAGAGTTGGCCAAGTCTACCGACGCTTCCCACGCCTTGCCGACCATGCCGTCGACGGCGAAGCCGGTGACGTACGCCGGGAACACGTCTTGCGAGTTGTTCACGTCCGGATACTGGACCTTGAAGACGCGCAGCGGTGACGGGTAGCTCACCAAGCAGTATCGCAAGCCGTAGGGCGAGCTGTTGTTCTGCGTGGTGTCGCCCATCTGCCAGAAGACCTTGAGCGAAATCTTCCCCATGTCCTTCAAGGTCGGAACGTTGCGTACCCAGTTGTCACCGATATTGGTGACGTCGATCGTCTTCTGAACGGTGGGGAGTGTGATCGAACTCACGTTCGTGATTGGCACGAACGTGTCGGGCGACAACCCGTTATCGATGTTCAGGATTGTCCCTTCAACCGGAACGTAGGGCCCAAAAACAGAGGTTTGGACTGGCATTTAGCGTTTCTCCTTCAGATACTCTCGTCGTTCAGAATCATCGCGTCCACGAAGCGCATGTAGGTCATGGGCTGGGTTTCGGCGATGCCGCCGTCCCGATCCGACAGAATTTGATTCGCCGCCTGCGTGGCCGTGGAACCAGCCTGATAAGCGAAAAAGCTCCACAGGAACTCGATTAGTGCGGCCACGATCGCCGACGCGTTGGTTGAGTCCCTGCCGTACCCGTACACGGTGAACTGGACCCGGTTCCAGCTTGTTGCCATCTGCCCGCGCACTTCGTACGATCGCGGGTTGCTGACAAGAAACACCGTGATGGCTCCGAGTGTGGAGAGATTCCAGGCTTGCTCCAGTTGTTGATCGGCCCACTGAAAGGGATTTGTTCCGAGCAACGCCTGTAACCCCGCATTGGCAGAGGCTGCCATAAACAGCTTTTCTTTGAGTGGCGTTCCCATTCATTACAATTGCACCAGTTGCAGATCAACGCGGGTCTGGATCGTATCTGAATCGTTCTCCGCGCCCAACACCTCGTACGTGAACCCGTCCACCACCATCCGGCTTGTCTGTGCGGCCCAGTTTGGCGCGTCCAGGAAACACTGATTGAGCAGCACGTGCCGCAGCCCCTTGGCCATGATCTCCGCTACGTCCTTCATCTCGGTCGCCTGGATACGGGCGATCGACGCGGGCGCATCTTTGCAGGGTATGCTGACCACGCCCGCGACATCCGCCCACACGTTTGTGTAGTTGCCGGTAGGCCCCTGAACGTGCGTGAGCTGCTGAAGTGTGGCGAGCGATGGGAACATCCCCGCAATGGTCGCTGCCGGCATAACTCCAGCGAGCGCGTAATTGAGACCGGCCTGGTTCACGACGGGAACCCTCCGCTCTGCCTCTGGACCGTCTTCCAGTACCGATCGGTAAAGCTCCACCAGTCGTTAACCTGTTCGATGATGGCAAAAGCCCCGCTGTTGTCGTCGGCCTCCCGAAGCGCTGCGGCCTGTTTCTGCATGGCTGCGACCGCGCCGGGATTCAGTTTCGTGTCGAGCTGCTGGCTGATCAGCGAAATCCTGGCCTGGTTGCTGGCCAAGCAGTCGATCAGGGTCGCTGCGATGCGGCGCCATGGAATCGGGATATTCGGGAGATTCGCTACGCCGGTTGGCCCACTCCAGAACATACCGCTCTGCCAAGTGGCCATCTCGATATTGGTGGCAGACTGGATTTCCTCGTCCCAGAAGGCGTAGATCGGGTTCCCGTTGGCATCGAATTGAACGGTGTCACTCACAAGCAGCCGCGGGTAATCGATCGGAGGATTTGCTCCGCCCTGATACGTGAATGTCCCGATGTAGGCCATATACAAAAGTGCGGCGCACCCGATCAGGACACGCCGCTGGAAAGGAGAAAGCACCCGTGTCCTTACGCGTTCGCCCCGGTCGATCCAACCATGGAGCGGCCATCGATCTGTGTGCCGCCCATGACGCCGATAATTTTCATCTCCTGATCCATGGTGTAGTAGTCGCCCAACATCGGATCGACGCCGCCGCCCATCCGCATCGTGTTCGGCACCTTCTGGAAGATCTGAGGAGTTTCGTAGCCGTTGAGGAATCCGACTTCGACGCCGGGGCGTTCCTGCGCATCTGGGTCGCAAACCAGCGCCCAGGCAGTTTGAGCGATGTTGCCGGCAGCGCCAGTCATGACGATCGGCATGTACGGGTCCATGATCGGAATGATGTTTTGCGCCACCCAGTTTGGAACCTGGAGCATCTGCTGGATGAAGGAGTTGGACGCAGTTTCCGTACCGCCTTCATTCGTGACGAACATATTCACGGCCTTCAGCGCGTTATTGGCGGCGGCGATTTGCGAGGGCCCGTGCACCAAGTACAACTTGCCGGTGATCATGATCGGGTTGCCACTCGAATCGAGCTGCCCGGCCAGCACCTTCAGCGCATCCATCAATCCTTGCGAAGAGATGGGCGGATTGGTCGCCAGCGCGCCGTAGGTCGGAGTGATCAGGTTCTTGTACGCGGCCTTGAAGATCGCCGCATTCAACCCAGCGGAGCTGAAGAAAAAGCTGGTGATGAATTGTGACACACCGCGGTTGCCCTGCATCGCCAGGCGCTTCGACAGATCCTTGAAAATTCCCAGGTCGTCATTCACCAGCGCGGCCCAGTTGACAGCAGTGCCGGAGCCGTAAGCCAGCGGTTGATACTGAATCGGAGCGGTGTCGGTGGTCGGGAAGGTCGAGCCGTCCTGGGGAACCGGGCCACTGAGTGCGGTCTGTGGAATCGCGCCCGCCGGTCCGCCGCCGCTCGTTTGCGTGCTGCGATTGCGACCGATGGGGAGATACGGCGATACGGCGCCATCGAGCAGGTAGCGCGAGACAACACGGAAGTCGCGAAGTTGGTGAACGCGGACAATCGGCTTGTTTACGACTGGATAGGCGTTGTAGTAGCCATAATACATCCGATCCAGCACGTCCACGTAGAGCGCCTGGTAATCCGTGATGCTCATCGTTTCGCGCAATCCCAGGAGCCGCCGCCCGGCCCTGTCGTCCATGTACAGGTTCGGGTATTTCTCCATTAGATGCGCGACAAACACTTCGTTGCGCGGCATGATGGCTTCGCGCAAGAAGACCGGATCAAGGTTTCCCTGGAGCACGTCCGCATAAATTCTGGCCGCTTCATCGACCCGGCGCTTCCGGGCCACCGATGAGTTGCGCTGCGCCGCCATGAAATCGTTGAGACCCTGCTCTCGCAGCATGCCGACGACGCCGTCTTGTGGTCCGTACAGCTTCCCGTCGATGACCGTTCCGTAATTTCCTAGCTTTTCCATTGTCTGGTGGTCCCCTTTACATTCCGTGGTCAAGCAGCACGGAGGCCGATGCGTCTGTCGCCCCCGCGGCGATCGACGGCGATTGCGGATCGAGATAGCCGAAGAACGTGTTGTTGCTGTTCGCGTCCAGGGTCAGGTTGTACGTCACGTTCGTGTTGGTGTCGAGCGTGCCGTTCGCGTAAATCTTGTCGCCTGGGTTGATCTTGTGGGTGGTCACGGGCGATTCAGCCGACTGCCCGATTACAGTGAGATCGAAGGAGCCCCCGAAAAGGCAAACCACCGACGGCGCACCAACGGCGTACTCGTTGCTGTCAAGGGTCACGCAGGGGAGCTGCCCGACGAGGATTGGCGTGCCGGCCGGGATGGCCACGGTCGTATACGCCGGAAGGATGACGGTACGCCGCGAAGTGGGTGACCCGGTATTTTGCTGGTTGATCATTTACGCGGCCCGTCCTTTCGCGGCAATCTTCGCCGCGTCCTCAGGCATCCCCAGCCGCTGGAAGACATCAACAGCGCCCTCCTCTTCGGCTTCGCGAAGCTTACGTTCCCGCTTGGCCTGCTTCGCTGCTTCCTTGGCGTCGATCTCGACCGGAGCGGCGATCCCGAGCCCGCGCACCGTCGCCGGAGCGACCACGCCGAGCAGCGCGGCAACACGCTTCGCTTCGGCCATCACCAACTCTTCGAACTTTTTGGTATCGAGCGCGCCTTCCGTGAGGGGGAACGCTTCGGGCTTGTCGAGCACCCGGGTGATGATTTCCTGTTTTGCCGCCTCGTGAAGATTCAGCGGAGAGAGCACGCGGGTTGCTTCCACCAGCGCATCGCCGCGCAAAGCGCGAGAGCGAAGCGGCGCGGTTGCGCTTTCCACGAGCCGTTTAACGTCGGCTTCGGTCATATCGACCTCCTGTTGATTTGCGGCTCGCGCCGATTCGGAAAGAAATAGGCCGCCAGCTCCGGCACGCGTCACCATGTCGGCGCCTTCGGCGGATGTGAACTCGTGGAGAACGGGAACACCTTCCCGGATGACGGGCTTGCCGGATTCGTGGAGCGCGCTTCCGTTGGCGCGGATACTGACACCGGCGTACGGTCCCTTTTCCTGGATGGTCTGGGCGTGGTCGCTAAAGGGCTTGATTTCGCTATAGAGACCCTTCCCGGAATCCTTCCCGTCTTTCCCGATGTACGATTCAAGCCACTCGGCATCGTGTGCGAGAACCGCACCCCAATCCTTGACGGAGCCTTCCGGCCTTGCGGCCTCTTCCGCCTTGGTAGGATGATCAATTCGCATCGGCAGGCCGGCGTGGAAGATCTTGTCTGAGGCTGCCTGTTTCAGCGCGGCCTCTGTGTACCATGCGCTAGAGCCTTTGCCGGGAGCGATGAGCTTAATCTTCTTACCGACCGTGAAAGCTTCGCGGAGTTCGATATCTACAGGGAACGAGACGGATTCGCAAAGCTTGAGTGTTCCGCGCTCAACTGTTTCACCTGCTGCACTTTCCGCGGTGGACGTATCCCCATCGCCCTGCCACGCCTTTGGCAGGTATTTGGTCCAGCCCTTCCGCTTCGCAATCGCGATGATCCTAGCCTTGAGCGTCGAAGCGCCCACGTTCTTGTCGCCCGCTCGACCCATTGAATGAACCGCAGCGGAGATATCGCCGGGCGTGTTGATCGGGAAGGATTTGCCTTTGCCCGCAAAATCCTCGGGTGCCATCTTCTCCCGTTCGCCCTTCGAAATAAACCGTTCGCACAGCGGAAGTGGGCCTTTGGTGTAGAGCCCGGCTTCCATCATCGAAGCGTAATTGTCGTCGTCGTCAGCTTCCTCTTCGTAGGTGGTCCGCGGGACAACGTTCTTGGAGGAATCGATATCGACGTTGGCGACCTGCTTGCCGCCCTGGCTCTGGATCTCATACGGAGCGCTACGGATATCTCCGTCACAGTTATAAATGCAATCGCCGGAATCACCGTCGCCGTTGTGGTCGATATAGCTCGCCCACTTGCCTGTGCCACGGTGTTTGTCCTGGATGGTGTCGCTGAGCCGCTTCGCCACGTCCGAATGCATCAGGTCAGCTGATTCCTGAAGACGGAGGGCTACGGCCACGTACGGCGTGCGAAGTACCATTGACAGGCATAGTACTACGGGATTTGCTAGGCTCAGTAGAAATGGGCAAAGATTCCGCTGTAACGATTACCGAAGCCGAGGTCTGTTCGCACTGTGGAAAGGAGCCTAGGGCACTTGGGCACCGCTGGTGTGCGCCGTGCAAAGCAGAGGCTCAGCGGCGCTATGATACGGAACGGGAAAAGATGATCGAGGCGCGGGGATTTGCGGCTGGGGTGTCAGCGATGAGGAGCGTGCTCTTGGCCGGGATGCTCAACGCGCACCCGGCGGCCGTGCTCAAGGTCGGTGAGTTTGCCAACTACGTCAGCTCGACTCCGGTGCCAACACGGTCACAACCCGTAGCTGATAGTCAGGGTGGTTGAGTTGGGCACGTAGGCGTGCACCTGGTTGAGCTGGATCGTGTCAATCCGGTCGTCACTATTCACACGGAAGGTCACCGGAACGCTCTCGGGCAACTCCACACCCTGCGCGGCACCGGTGCTTGAGTCTCCGATCCGCGCTGTGCCGCCAATGGCGCACACGGTGAGCTGGCGCGCCTGTTGGGCTCCGGTCGAGAGTGGGACCGTGGCGCCAGCACCGGCGATGTCTGGGAGCGATGAGAGTTGCATGCGGGGATTATAGCGCGCTTCTGATCGCCGTGGCGACGATGTCGAGATAGCTCCCAGCCAACTCGTCAAGCGCCGGGCGCATGTACGGCTCCGGCACCATCCCGGGCCAAGACTCCTTGTACGGGCCTGGACCGTGAAGTGGGGATTCCTGCCCGCGGCGTCCAGTCCCGAACTCGACGTAGAACATGTAGAAAATATCCGGGCCCCACGCTGCCCACGCGCTCGAAGCATCGCTACCGTTCTTGATGGTGATCGAATCGGCGAGTGCGCCCGTGTCGCGCGGAACGATGGAGGTGGAAATACTGAATCCTGCGTTTGCGGCGTCCATGACGCCCTGCTGAGCACCAGCAGCGATTTTTGAAAGGAAGCTGCTGGTGTTCGCAAGGTTGAACGTAGCTTTCGCGGTGAGTCCCACTTAGCTCGAGGCGGGGGTTGTCGGAGCAGCCGGAATGGTCGCGGCCTGGGTCGCCAGCGCTGCGGACTGCGTCACGATGGCAGCGAGCGCCGCTGTGTCGGCGGGGTTGAGTTCGGAGGTTTGGGAGCTCTCGAAGTTTTGGATTGCGGTATCGAGAGCAGTGATGCCGGCCGCGATTGCGGATAGGCTGGATTGAACGGCGGCGAGTTGTGAAGAGACGGAGGCCATAAGTTCCTTGATCCTTTCGAGTAGCGCTTGGCGCTGGGGTTGCACTCACCCACGGTACCAGAGTTCTAGGGCGCTTTCTAGGGTGAAAGTACTATTGATCGGTTCGAAACACAGCCGCACAATCGACTCATGAGCGGGATCAAGCACATCAACGAATACCAACTCCGGAAGGCCCGCGTCATCGTGGCCTTCCTCGTGGGGTGCCAGCAGAACTCAACGCTGACGCGTCACCAGCTCGCGCAGGTCGTCGCGATCATGGACGCCGAGCAGTGGCAGAAAGTGGCGTTCTCCGCCGGCGTCCCGGTGGCAGACATCAAGGCGAAGGCGGCTGTACTGGCGCTCTTACGCAACCGCGAGATTCATTGCGTCAGCTAAATCCCGCGCTGCCTCGATAATCGCTGCCGCCTCGATTTCTTTCCCCACCAGTTTCGGATCAACGAACCAGTGGAGCCGTGCCACGACCTGCTCATGCGTGTCGCGGTCCATCGTCTGCTGTGACACGTGCGCGATCGCGCCATGCTCGAAGCGGATCGAGCCTCCGTTGATCAGCCAAGCGAGAAGTAGATTGATCGATGGATCGTGGCCCACGATGAGGACGTGTTGAGACTGCTGTCCGAGCCGCTCGATTTCCTTCCAGGCGTCTTCCGGCTTCGCGTCGGGCTCCAGCATTCTGGTGGTGGTGACGTACGATCCCAGCGCATCCGCCATGATCTCGGCTGTCTCGAGCGCGCGCGCGAATGGCGAACTGATCACGATGTCCACGCGCCCGATATCGGCAACAAGAAACGCGGCCATCTGTGCGGCCTGCTTCTTTCCCGCTTCGGTGAGCTGGCGGGTCGCGTCCATCGGGTGACCGGGAACGGGTTCGGCGTGACGCTGGAGGTAGAGTTTCACCGAATCACCTGGGCCCAGACGTGCGCAACCCACGTGCGGATTTCGCCGACCATCGTCGGGCGATACTCGATCCCGCATCGTGGACACGTCCACGTAACAGCCTTGTCGAGCAATCCTTGCCGCGCGTCTCGCTCAAAGCGCGCCTTGCAACACGGATCAGGCTCCATGATCGTCTGAAGCACGCCGCGCCCCTGCTCTTCGAGCTTCTTGCGCTTCTCGGCTTCGGTGATTTCGCGGATGTTCACGCCGCCCTCTTGCGTACGGCCTCAACCAGCCGCGCCAGTTTCTGCACGAAGGCGCTTTCCTGCGCCGGCTGGGCGCCAGGTGCTTCCGGCGTTCCCGGTGGCGCTGGAGCCGCGGTTGTCGCCGGAGCTGGCGACCCACCGGGCAACTGCGGCTGTCCACCCGGATTGGGCAGCGCCTTGCCGATGGGTGGCGGAAGATCCGCTTTCGTGCGCGACGGATCGTAGGCCGGCTCGTACCCAGGCGTACCTTTAACCCCAGACGGAGTTTCCGGGTACATCTTGTCCAGGATCTCCTCAGGATCTTCTACGCCGAGTGTCTCGAACAACAGCCGTACGCCTTCGCGCTCATCGATACCAACGATCTGACCGCCCTTGTTCTCGAGCGTCATCGCGGTTGCAATGGCCGCAATGATCGCCGGCATGTCACCTTCACGAATAGCCGGAAAGGTGACGCGCACCTGAATCTCATTCGCCTTCGGCGGCGCCTTTTCGTCGTAAACTCGAAGCCCATTCGGCAGTGTCTTCCGCGGTGCCTCGGTGATCGAAACAACGTTTCCGGCTCCCAGAGACTCTCGCAGTTTGCCGCTTGTGGCGCCAGCCGACACGCTCAAAACGAATTTGGAAATGGTCACCAAATCGTCTTCCCATTCCATTTGACGCGCGCGCATTCCGAGTTCGGTTGGACGGTCGAGCGTCGTCGCTGTTGAGAGATTCGAGGTCTCCATGTCACCCAACCAGGTCGGTGGAATTCCGAAGACATTCCCGATGTACACGTTGTACGTGAGCCCTTCTTTCGGGTCGAGAGACTTGCCCCGCGAGTTCACCATCTCCCACTGCGTACCGGGCCCGTGGGCGAGTTGCGAGGCTATCACTGGCGTCGGGTTTGTATCCCACAGGGAGTTTCCCGGCGAAGTGTTTACCTGGGTCTGAAGCTGGCGCTTGGTTCCTTCGATCGCGCCTTGACCGCCCTTGGTTGTGATGTCCCAGGCGATTTGCGCGTGAGATGCCGCGAGCGTTGCACAGCTCTGCATGTAACGTGCGGCGGTCTTCACCCATTCGAGCGCCGGGTATCCCTCCGGGCATCCGAAATGCCACTTTGCGATGCCCCCAGACTTGCGGTGCAAAATGGGGCTGTCCCAGTACACCGGGTCAACCCCGATAGTCTCTCCAATTCCAGGCGGCTTAACATAACCGAGCGCCGGGTACCAGGCTATCTGCTGAACGCGTGAAGTTGATCCGGTCGATGGATCGAATTGAGTATTGGTCCAAATGCGCTTAAACAACTGTTCCTTGTCGCTGTCGTTTGGATCGGTGATGATTTCCTGGATCTCTGTTGCGTCGATGCGGCGCGCGTCCACTTTCCCTGATTCCGCTGTGTCGCAAAAGAACACCCAGAAGAGATTTCCGTCCATCGACTTTGCCCGCTGCGTTGCCAGCAAAGCCGTGGGGCCGAACGTATGGCGGTTGCGCTCAAAGAAATCTTGCAGCACATCGTTTGCGGTGGTGTTGGTGCTCGTAATTTCCACGCCGCGGCCGAACACGTACGCTGCGACAACGTCGATTGCACGGCGGAGGAGGGGTTGTTTGACGTAGTACAGCCGCGAAATCAGGATGATCTGCTGAATACCCCATCGTGAGAACTCCAGCCAGCTCAGATTAATCTCACGACGCCAGTCAACGTTTTGCAGCGCCAGTTCAATATCGCCAAACGCGCCAATGGCGGAGACTGGAATGGTTTCGCGGAGCCCGCTAAGGGCCGCTTCCTGAATCCGCAGCATGACGCGGTTGGCTTCCTGGATGAGCGCCGGGCCGGGCATCGCGTACGCTGGCCCACTGCCGCACATCATTCGGGCTTCGACCATCTCCGAGGCCATCTCGCGGAAGCGATAGAACGACGTCGACTCGTCGGGCGTGAGGCGCGATATCAGCTCGCGGAGAACGCGGTTTTCACCGGCATGGTCGTAGGGGACCGGAGGCGGAGCGAGTGCCCGCGTCCACCGGAGCAGCAGGGCGCGCAAGAACCGCTTGAACATGCGGATAGTATACCGCTAGACCACTCCAAAGAAATCCAACCCGGCGAAGGTCTTTGCTCCGTGCTCGGCAATTAGCCGTCTCAGCGCGATCTCCTGCCAAGGAGCCTCGGTCTCGGAAACATCGAGATAGCTCATCTCGGCAATTAGCCGTCTCAGCGCGATCTCCTGCCAAGGAGCCTCGGTCTCGGAAACATCGAGATAGCTCATCAGGTGCGCATACGGTAGCCACCACTCAAGCGGAACCGGAGCCGTGGTGTGCTTTGCCGGATCGCTATCGTAAACGGCGCGGCCATACATGGCGTTCAGCTCCTCCTTGAGTTCGTAATCCGTGTTGCACTTTTTTCCATTGAGCATCGTCGGCGCTGGCCACCGGAGAACCTCGACCGCCTTGTATAGCGCCTGCTTGGCGCGAAGTCTCCGCTGGCTGAGGAACTGGAGGTGCATGATACCGCCCTGCTCCGGTTTGAGCGGTGCGTGAAAGTTGCGTCCGATTCCCATCGGGTTGCGGTGGTGGAAATCGCGACCACCATCGTGAAGCGCCCAGTGCGCGCTTGGCTCGTCTTTGAAGGCCATTGAGACCTGCTGGCCCGGTCCCCAGATCCCGGAAGTGAGGTAACGGTCAGTGGTGCGCGGAAGCGCTAGCCAGGGAAGCTGGAGGACGGTCGACGGCTTGATCTCACTCACAAGGCATTCGATGCGCACCTTGCCGTTGTCGATCAGTAAATTGCCGGTCAGGATCTCGTCCGCGTCGATCATCGCGATGTGCGTTGCGCCGCGCTCTCTCGCGGCCACTAGCAAGCGCTGCCGATGCGCCATTTCGGCCCACTCGTGTTGCGGTTGGATCACGATTGTCACGCGCCCGGGATGCTCGTCCCTTACAAAGCAAGCGATTTGCGCGGAGTGGTCCGTGCACGCGTGCAGGCCGATAATCAACTCATCGCACCACATCAGCGCGGCGCGCGCGGTGAGACCCAGGCACCACTCTTCGTTGCGGACAGGCATGATACAAGTAAGTTTCATAGCGTCCAGCCTGAAGAAATTACCACCGAGTCTGCGCCGAATATCTCAATCAGGATGGCCCGGCGAAGAAAGTCCCGCGCTAGTTGTTTCCGCGCGCGCCGCAAAAACTCAAGCTCAATCAGAGTAAAATCCTGCACCGCCGCCTCGGTCATGATGGCTTCGCCGCCTCCTGCACATTGGCCCATTCCACGAACCCTGGATTGATCTGCCGCACAACCGCTATGGCCTTACAGGGAACGCGCAGTCCGGCCGCGCCGGCCGCCGCGGCTTCCGCGTCCGTGAAGATGCGATCCAGTTTGGCCAGAACGAGCTCGCCGCCGTCGCGGGCGAACATCGCGCAACGGTGCTTCTTGCAGAGGGCACGGAACTCTTCGAGGATATCGGCAGCGCGCTCTGGGTCGTTGGGGTCGATGATCACTTTTCCCCCCGTGAATATTTTGTCTCGATAACGCGCATAATGGATTCCCCCGCCCGCTTGATCGCGTCATTCGCCGCGCTGTACAACTCAATCAGATCAAGCGCCTCTGGTTTCTTGCGACACTCTTCGCACAGCACCACAGGGAAGGGCGCGCTTGGCGCGGAAGAAAAAAAGACCAGCGGAGTGATATTAAACTCCGTAGAAACCCTAACGGCGTGCGTGGCTGAGTGATGAGAGCACAATCTAATATGGCACCCGAGGCATCCCTCCGCCTCCGAAACTTCCCTGTCGCATTCCGGGATGGAGCATATCGCCACTGTCACGGTTTTTGTTCGCGGGGTCATTGCAGTGCCACCTTTAGCTCGTCGCAACGCTTCGGATCATTGGTCGGCTTCGTCGCGTAAATCACTCCATCCGTGTATACCGATTGGCCGGCCCAAAATGGCGTAGATGGGCGCCAATGGATCCAACCCTCTTCGGACGCCAAAACAAGGCCACAACGGGAACACGCCTGAGTCCTCGCCACGATATCGGGGGTGCCCGCGAGATGTTCGATAAAGGCGATCATTCCAGCACCACCCACGGCTTCCGAAACACCGCGTCAACGTGATTCGGGTTGCCCTTCGCGCGCGCGTATTTGTGATAAAACAGCTTTCCGGTGGTCGGCATCAGCTCGGCCAAATGCATGAACGACGAGTCGATGCAGTGAATCTCGGCGGCCATATGGATGTAATTGCCCCAGTCCGTTAGCCGCGAGGTCCGAGGCTCGACGCGCACCACCGGGAGATCCGTAACCCCCTTCCGCATCGAGAAACCTCGCAGACTGTCATCGTGGCAGAGTGCGTAGTCCGCGACCATCTCGGGATACAACTCCGAGTCGGAGCGCGGCACGCTAAATTTGCTCCACTTCGCTTCGAAGGGCGCCCCAGCCCGGCGATAAAACATCTCGTCCCACTGTCTGTCGTTGGGGTCCGCGCCAATCGGCCCGTGATAGTTGATCCCGATCGAGCGCACCTCATACGCGCCGCTGATCGTGGGCCCATCACCTTCGGCGACCACGACGCGGACGTTCGATAGATCGCTGAACATGTGGCGCACGGTCGGCAGATTGTGCTCCCAACACGGCACGATGATCTCACGCACGCGGTACGGAACCTCGGCCTCGGCGAGATGGCGCACGAGGCCGTTACAGATGATCGCGTCGCCGAGTCCCAGGTTCCAATCAAGAAAGAGGGGCTTCATGGCTTCTCCATTTCGATGCCTATCGTAATACCACAAGCCCCAACTAGGAGACACGCGCCAAGCCCATCCAGGGCCACCCCGGACAAGCTGGTGCCATGAATAATCTGATAACCGGCCCACTTATAGAACGCTGAATGGTGGTGCCTTATTTGAACCTCAAGAAACTCCTGAAATATGTCCGAGCTCTGCGCGGCCTCTTCTATGATTGATCTGTAGCGCTCCGCGATCCCCAGATCCCCGCCATCCTTTTTCCATAAATCCAGCACTTCATCAAGCGTCTTCATCACATCCCCGCGATCTCCAGAACGGTGGTCTCGTCAGCCTTTCCGCTCTTGCCGGGAACCGTCGAGTGCCCCGCCTGGTAAGCAACAAATCTAGGCCACGGCGTTAAGTCCGTCAACCCGTACTCATGGGCTATGAGGCTCAGTGCGCTTTGATCCTGCCTGTGGCCGGAGCATCGCGGATCGTAGCTGACAAACCCGACGTTGCGGTAATGGTGCGTCTTGTTGGCTGCGAGCGAATTGGAGTGCGGCGCGGCGAAACCGGCACGCTCGGTGGCTTGCGCCCAGGCTATGACAGCTCCACGCACCTGGCGGTTCTGCGCACCCGCGTCGACCCTCATCCCAACGATCCCGGAGGCTACGTCCGGTATCTTCATCGCGTGGTCGCGGTCGAGGCCCCATTGCGCCAGCATCGCATCATTCGTCCATTCGCCGATAGTGAATCCGGCGGGCGCGAGATAGTAGCCGCGATCCCAGATGAAGTCGAGAAGCGGCTGGATGTGTTTGATCGGGTACACGCTCGCATCGATCAGCAGCGCCACGTCGGCGCCGGAGTCCATCGCATATTTCATCGCCCATGGCTTTGCCGCATAGCCGGTATAGTCCACGCCGTCGACCACCAGCCGCGGCGTCCCAGGCGGCAGAACGTTCAACCACCCTTGCAGTTCGTAGCCTGGGGAGACGCGTTCAAATTCGCGGATCTGGCGCTCCAGGCCCTTGCGGTACCAGCCGCCGTAGGCCACGGTGCAGATTACGGCTTTCATGCGCGCCCCTCCATCTTCACTCTTCCGCCGTCCGCGTACTCGATATCGATTTCGATCCTGATCGCATCCGGCGGCAAGTACTCCTCCGCCAGCGCCATAATCTTACCGACGTTCACCGCGCGCTCTTTCGTCATCCCGAAATCATTGCCTTTCGTCCTCACCAGCTCTTTATTCATAGCGGCTCCGATCCTGGAAAGCCTTCTTTACGGCGGCGAAAAAAGATCGTCTCAGCTTCCTTCCAGTGCTCTTTCGTGTTCCATTTCTTCAGGTGTTCCGGGATCATATCGACGGTGTAATGAGGCACGCGCCCAGCGTGCGCATGGTGATGTGTAAGGTCGCGGCGCTCCCAGTAGACGCCGAGTTTCAGGGCCACCGCACGGGCCTCTTCGTCAACAAACATGTGCTGGTACTCGGGCCACAGCGGACCGTTGCCCTGATTAACCCGCTTGCAATATTCGCGACCGTACCACGCCGATCCGGCGACGCGGTCGATGTAGGCAGAGCGCATGTCCGGGCGATGATGGTTCGGATTCTCACCCCAACGATCACCGGTCGGCTGCATAACGCCGAAGCTCCCGCCGAAGTGCTCTTGGCACTCTGCAGCGATTTCGTCAGCCGTGTGGTTCGGATCGGGATAGACGTCGTCACCGGCGATGATGAACCACTCCGCGTAGAAGTGCGCCTGCATCGGAAGCATAAGAAGGGTAATCAACGCATTGACGGCCCTTGCGTATCCTGGATACGGCATGGAGCCAGATGGTCGGTACGGAGAAAATACCACCTCTACGCCGATAGTGCCCCACTCTTCCGTCCAACCGCCGTCGTCGCGCCACAATGCAATCCTGTACCCGCGCTCGCGCCACGCCGCTGCCCACTTCGCCACTTCATCGAAGGGACGTGCCGATGGAATCGTTACCCAGACGCTCATAGTTTCATTCTCTCCTCACAGTACGCGTCCCATCCTGGAAGGCGCTCCCACTGCTCAGATCCCATCGCTACATGCCGCTCAAGATCGTATCCGGTCGAGGTGTTGCCTGGATGAATTCTGGCCATCATACGGGGCGGGTACCGATCCATCGGGTCGCTGCGCATCGAACTCACGGATTCCACCTTTATGTCGCGGCACCACTTTTCTTCAACGCCTTGGTTCTCGTTCAGGAATGGTCTTCGCTCCCATGCCTGACGCCAATAACATAGCGATGTCCCGAGCGCGTAGTTTTTCGTGCCACCGGTAAAGAACCACGCTTCCCGGTTAGGCTCGCGCCAGAACAGCATATCGACGTACCCGACGGCCTCAGCGCCGCTATATTCCAACAGCCCGACCTGTTCTCCGATGCGGTTCGGGTGGCTATAGTCGTCGTCGTCCCAGTGGATCAAGATCTTAGCCGTATCTGACTCTGCTATAAATCCGGTCCAACTTTTTGCCAACTGGTTCGCGTAATTCCGCAGCCTCCCGATGCTTAGGCTTGTGTGGTATGGGCCGTAGAACCACTCCTCCGTCGCATAATCCATGTCGGCCTGGCTTTTATCGTTAGCGTTAGGATTGGCGCTGGTGTCGAGGATGAAAAGCCGCTTAGCCGCGTACGTCTGCGCGCGAAAGCTCGCCACGGCCCGCGCGGCCATCTCGGGCCGATCACGCGTGAGCATCACCGCGCATACGAGAGGTTTGATCATGTTCCGCTATCTTAGCCGAGCCTCACGCATCGCGCAAGATCCGTACTCCTAGTACCCGCGGTCTGGTGGCATCGCGTCGATCACGTACCGCTCAAGCCTGGGAACGAGTTTCTGAAACGCCATAACCAGCGCCTCGGCGCGATCAGGGGAACTCGATCCGCGGGCCCGTGCCTCGTCCTTATGCTCAATCTCAATCTTGCCGTTCAGCATCTCCCGGTACCGGACATCAGAGAGTTGCGCCTGACAGTCCTCATCCGTGACGCCGTGAATCACGCCATCCCGCATGTGCTCACGCAATCTCCAGTACGCCTCCGCTTTCGCATTCGCGAACATGACCGGATCGAGCGGCGCGCCACCTGCCACGAACTCGCGCACATCCACGCCTTCGCGCGCCACGGCGCGGGCAAAGTGATAACCAACACCCACGACGTCGGCGAGGACAACAATCGGCACGCCAGGGAATCGGCGGATCAGTCGGGTAATCAGCGCGCGAACTTCATCCAACGGGTCTGGTTTAGACCAACTCAATTGCTCGATCACGTATGTTCCGATTCGCGCACAGCACGATGTTTCATCGTCGCCGGGCCCGGCGATATCGAGGCCGATCTGGATGCACAGCCGGTCGGCGTTGCGTTGCAAATCTCCCGCGAAAGCCTCTTCGTCAACCGGTAGCGCCGCTTGCTCAATCCAGTCGAGATGGAAGACGGCGTCGCTCGCCTGGGTCGGGAACTCACCCAACACGCGCGACTGAAACCGCGGGTTGTTTGGGCCCCACTTGTAATACATCTCCTTCACCCAGCGCCGGCGTGTCGTCGGAAACGGCGAGTGATCGAGTTGCTCATCATCAAGTTCCAGCAGCGACTCGATCGTGAGTCCCTCGAGATTCGGAGTGTCGAAAGCGGAGATCGTGATACAGGCCGTGCTGGCGCGAAGTTTCGTGAAGTCTTCAAACGGCGCGCCGCTTGGAACAGTGGGGTTGCATAGCTTCACCAGGCGAACATCGCCTGAACTGCGAATGCCGTCGATGGCATCCCACAGATCCGGGCCGATCCCAATTGCCTCATCCGCGATGATCGTAACGCGCTTGCCGTGGAACCCCTGTGCGTTGACGCCCTTCGAGCTCGAGAATCCGAGTGCATAGCGGCGGTCGTCGAGTTTCCATCCGGTTGTGGTCCGCTCCGGCAACCGCGCCGGTATCGTGGCGATCGCAGCTTCAATCTCGTTCCACATGAGCTTGACTTGCCGAAGGGTTGGAGCCACGGTCAGCACGATCGAGTCCTCGTAAGCGAGAAGATCGTACGGCACGATGCCGGCGACGGTGAAGGTCTTACCGGAGCCGTGGCAGCCTTTTACTGAAACGCTGCGGTGATTCTGAATCGCGTTGCACAGCTCGCGTTGCTTCGACCATAGGCGCCGGTGAAGAACGAGTTGTTGAAAGTCAATCGCTGACCGGAGCGCCACGCAACCAGGCCTCCAGGGCGGATCTTTCGAACAGCGCGCCTCCGTCATGCCCAGCGTGTCGCGTATCGAGACTGTCACGCTGCCCGAGAAGCTGCTTACCCATCCATATCAGCATAGTCGGATTGCCTTCGAGCGCGACTTCCATCTGTTTGCGACGTAGGGAGCTATAGCCGCCGCAGTAACCACGCTCCATTGTCTCCGCGAACTTGGGATCGTCCTTGATGCGGGCCTGGATCGTATCAACAGAGCAACCAAAAAATGCCGCAATCTCACGCTGGGTTGCGTTGATGTGGCAAAGTTTTTCAAGTTGGAGGAGGTCGAATTTAACCTCCGGGCGACCGCCTTTATCCAATGGCCGATCAACCCCTCTGGTCAAAGGATTGTCGAGACTCTCCCCGCCAAGTCCCTGAGACTTGCCAGCACCATGATTTGCGTCTTCCATCGTTTTCCCATTTTAGGCTCACCGATAGCGATAAAGCCACAGTGCTCGAAAAACGGCACCGCAGATTCAATCACCCGCGCGAAACTCACCTGGCAGTAGCCGACGATGGCGCGACCGAGCCCGGCGCGACGGAAGGGCGGCGCAACACACAATACCAGGAGACAGTTCGTCCGCGGCTGGATTAGGGCCACGGCAGCATCGCGACCATCCACCGTGAAAAACATCGCGCCACCGTTCCTGGCTGCGGTCGCGTAAAGAGATCTTCCGATGAATGTGGGGTGTTTGCCGACATTCAGGATTGCCTTAGCGCGCGCGTATTCGTAGCCCCGCCCCTGGACGACTACGAAGTCCGGGCAACGTGCCGGTGGCCGCATTTGCACACGCAATTCGGGATTGAGTTCCGGTTGCTGGTATTGTCCAGCGCGTCGGGCACCTGGAGTCCCGCGAGTCGCTCCTTGAGCGTGGCGTCGAAGGTCTTGATCTCTGCGAGCATCAAATCTGGCAAGTAGATTTCCTTTAGAGTCCTATCATCGAGCGTGGAGAGAAAAGGCGCAATCAGTTCGACATTCGGGTCGCCGTGGACGGTATTCATGTTCATCGCTATGCGCGCGGCCTGCGCGTCCGTGCATGGATTAATCAGCACGCACGCGATGTCTGTGTGGCCCAGTTCCCGGCAGGCCATAACGCGGTGATTGCCACTCAGGATTTCAAAGGTGCCCTTCGGGCGCTTGCGGACTACAATGGGAGCCAGGAAGCCGTCGCGCTCGATGGAGGTTTTGAGCCCCTCCATTTGGGCCTCGGTGAGGTATTGCGGGTTGCGCCGGAGAGCCACGAGCTTATCCAGCGCGATCGTGAGGAGCTTCGTCAAGCCGCTAGTTTACCAGCGGCGCGGTGGAAATGGAAGAAGTAGATTGGCCCCGAGCCTTCCGGGTAGCACGCGCGAATGGCAGCCACGCTGAGATAGTATCCCGCCGCGCTCGAGGCGCGAGAGGCCTCCTCCGCCCGGTCGAAAATCTCGACGCGTGAAACCGTGACGCGGAAGCGTCCGTTGATCGATAATTGGTCGCCCACCCGGATGTTGCGGTATCGATGGCCCGCGCGCATCTCGTAGCGCTTGGTGCCCTCGCGGATTGCGGCGTAGTAAGGGTTGCGGACAAAGAGGAGCATCTGCCTATCCTTGGTACTTTCTGCCCCGTGGGGCGCTATTCTCTAACAAGATCAGTGTGCGACACCGCTCTGTAGGGATCAATAGTACCTGCGAAAGAATCTTGTCTTAGTACTTTAGTGCTACGAAACAAACAAATCGAAAGTACCATAGACGCCCGTACGGAAGTGGGCGTACTATCGACCCATGAAACACTTCCTTGCGTTCCTCATTCCCTCCGACCCCTGGCATCTCGTTCTGATCGCCAGCGCGGTTTTCTTTGTAGTTCTGTTGAATGTGACCTGGTACTACCGGGACCGTACCGTCATAAACCGTGACGCCGCCTACCGCCGCGTGCGAGACGGTTTTACAACTGAAAGGCGCGGCTCGTGAGCTACGGCGTGCGCATTGATGGACAAACCACGATCGAGGGCGACTGGAACGGTGACGCGCTCCGGCCCTGGTCAGAGATCGAGGCGGAGTCGGTGATGATCCAACTCCGCAAAGAGTTCATGGCCCTGGGTGCTGCGCCGCCCCAGATGCGTGTTGTCTCACTTGCCAAATCCAACGTGCGCAAGCAATCCTCCGGCAAAGCTCAGCGCCGCGGAGCACCCCAGAATCCACCAGCGAAAATTCTCAAGAGCCCGGACACGTGGCTCAAGAGATTCTGTCGCTTCATGCAGGTCGGAGGTCAAACGGTTGAGCACGGTCACAATCTCCACGAGGAGGTCTCTGTCTGTCTTGCCATGAGCGAGTTCGATCGGCATTTCGTCCAAGATTAGCATGCCGGCTCCAATCTCCCCATCCCGGAGATTACCAGTAACGGGAAACCGTTTCTATCGCGTTCTAACGCGTTCTAAGGGGGCTGAGGTGAGAGGGGTGCCACCTTGGGTCCTTTTCTCCTCGTCAGGGGCATTACAGCGCACGCACGGCAGCACGACGGGCAGAAATAACCGAACCTGCCGACCTCTTCGACGAGGTGGCACGGGATTTTCTCGGAACCGGTCGGTTGTCCGCAATCGTCGCATAGCGCGGAAACGCGGGCTGTTATCAGGCAGTTAGAAATCGCCATGGTATGTATCCAGAAGCACCCCTACGGATTGCAACCCTTTCCCCCTGACTTTTGGTTTCGTGATCACGTCACGGGCCCGATTTGCCTGCTCGATCAGATCAGGCTCACGCTGCCTTCGATCTTTCCCGGCCGCACAATCACACCACTTCCAGACTCCGGTAAACTGCGTGCCAATCAATCCTCCGTAAATCCCCCAACCATGGCAGCGGCTGCAATTATCCTCGTGAACGACGGGTGCTCCGAGGCGCTTACAGATGCACTCACGGACGCCGCTGTACGTCATATCCGCGAACGGCCCTCTTGTCATTCCGCGGCCGGCCGCCATGAACGGAGCCCGGCCCGAACCTCCGCATATCACGCAATCTTTCACGCACGCCTCCCGTTTATGAGTTTCTCTCGAAATAGTTCTGCGTTGAACCTGCCGGCCTCCCCGGCCGCGGCGCGCTGGGCGCGTTCAAACTCCACCAGTCTGTCAATCGCCGCAATTCTCTCCGGATCGAGCGGTGGTGGCGATTCCTGAACCACGCTTGTACGCGTGGGCTCACCCATGATCGCCGCAAGATTCTCTGACGCCCGTAGTTCCCGGAGTCCAGATTTTCGGTCCGGTTTCGGCCGCGCTTTTTTTTTAAAAGCGCCGTGATCCCCGGTAGAAACTTCATCCGGCTTCGGTCGGTCGGAGAAGACAGGCGGCGGATTTAATAAATCTACTCTCGGAGAAGGAACTGACGGAGTCTCCGACTGCGAAGCAGGAGGAGTTGGTTGAGGTTGAGGTTGAGGTTGAGGTTGAGCATTTCCAAGCATTGCTTGGCGAATGCTTGGAGCATTGCTTAGAGCATTGCTTAGAGCATTGCTTAGAGCATTGCTTGGAGCATTCCACCGAGCATTCGCTGCCTTCTTTGCCCTAAGAGTGTTACTTTGCTCGTATGAGTCAAGTTTTGCAATCACTTCCGAAGCTTTCTTGTTCTCTAAATTACCGTCACGCGTCTCCCTAAAACAGGCCTTTACCTGTGGCCAAGAACGCTTCCACTCACGATCGGTTACGGAAGCGATTTTTTGCAGAGTTTTGTCTGAGTTTGGTAGAGATCCGGTGTAATATAGGTGGTCGAGCAGCTCCCGATAGATGCATCTTGCCTCCGCTGAGAGCCGCATTCTTGCCTCAGACAGCCGCCAGTCGGCAACGTACCACGGATAGGAATGTCGCAACGGTTCTCCTCACGTCACACCGCTGGCCACGGGCCCGTGAGGCAAGCCCGAGTCCAGCGGTTGAATTAGCGCCCCGTCGGGCGCATCCTCTTTTCAGGGGGTAGGGGTAGGATACGAAGATTTTATAGTGGTGTCAAGAAGGAAGAAAGTGCTCCTTTTTCAAGTCCCACATCTACGAGCGCTTCGCGGAGTTGCGCCACTGCCCGCTCTGGCGAAGTGACTTCGTAGACGGCGCCCTTCCACCAGGAGCGCCACTCCCGTTGACGCTTCAGCGTCCCGCTAGAGTTTTCCTTGCCGCCTTTGCGGTCGGGGTTCTTGACCTCCATCAGAATATTGACGCCGGCGAACCCAACTAGAAGATCTGGAATACCGAGCCCGACAGCCGAAAGGCTCTGGACCGTGCAGCCGAGATCCAGGAGCGCCTTGACGATTTCGGACTGGTTTTCATCCACCCGCGCAGCTCGCCTCACGCAGGCTGCTCCACTTCGGTACCGGGCAGCGTCTCTTGCTTCGAGTAGTTGATCTTCATGACGCCAGCGCCATCGCCCATCTTCTGGAACCATGCCTCCGCCTTCGCGGCCACATCCGAGCCACCGAACCTCACGATAAAGCGCAGTTCGTTCCGCCGCCCTTTGCCGCGCGAGTTCGGCGTTTCCAGGCGAATGATTTCGAAGTGCCCTACGGTCGCGTAAGCTACGTCGATCTCAGCACGAATACCATCTTCCTTTGGAGACAGTAAGAGATTGCCGCCGGAGAGCTCGCCCTCCATCTTCGCTCCCGTTGCGCCTTCGGGCAGGTCGCCCCATCCCATCGCCTCGATAACCTTGGCTGTCAGTGAAGCCGAGAAGTGGAGCTTGCCTGATTCCGCGTCACGTTCGATCTTCCGTAATATCACCTGCGTGAAGTTGAGTTGCATTGGTCTCCTTTTTCCAGAAATAGAGTAAATTATTCCAAAACTCGCACCGCTTTCGTTCAGCCTGTTTTTGCGCGACCATCAGAACCACGACGGCGCGCGACGTGATCATGTGCGCCTGGTACCGCGGGTGCATCTCGCGAAGGATATCGCCAGTCATCCGATCCGCGAATCCTTCGGGTTGTCGCAAACGTCGATCACGAACCGCATCGCCATTGCGGCGACCTGGATCGCTTCGGCCCGCATGCGGCCCACATCACGATCCTTCTTGTTTTTCCACACCTCAGCTTTCAGTTCGTCCACCTCTTCGAGGAGTACGGCGAAGCCCTCGTGCGCGCTATTGAAGCGGTTGAACTTCAGGACTGCCCTGCTAAGCTCCTCTTCGGCTTCGATGGTCACGTACATGCGGTCGTCGTGATTGTATTCCTTTGGCATAATCTCCTTTTTGTGGAGGGACGGCTCCCCCGGGATTTATAGGCTCATTCGCTTTCGCGATGCTGGCCGACACACCGGACCGCCCCCGCCTCAAACCGTCCCGAAGGACGGAAACCTGTGGGGCCGCGATAACAGATGGCCCCGCCGCGCGACAACGCCTACGCGGTATCTCGCAAAACCTTCTCGCACCCCATCAGATCGCGCTCGATCTCCCGCAACTTCGCTTCCATCTGTGGTGGCGACCCTGCATCACGCCACACCTCACCCACCTGCTCGCGCGCGATTTGCAAGCGCATGACCATCTCGAGTCGCTTCGCCCCGCGGGCGCGGTCCTCACTCGAAGGTCTCGCCATTATGATACCCTCACGTGCTCGCCGCGCTCTCCCAGTTCGCAACCGGGAACACCCTCTCCGCGCTCCAGCGCCGCACGGATTGCCTCGTTGTTGGGGACCGTATCAACCCTATACACGCACCGATCCTCACCCTCCAACAGCTCGCGCACAATTGAACGCCACAGGTGTGTGTCCAGCGTGACGGTGGTTTTCAGCAATCCCAGCGGCACCAATTCAGGCTGCCGGATGATAAGCGGCTTCAATCCGCCGTTACCCTGCCGGCGAATCCAGTGCAGCGCCCCTTCAAGCTTCGTCTTGCCGAGTTGCTGCATGCACCACAGCAGCACCTCCTTCATGCGCTCGATGTTGTCTTGGGCCCGACCCGCGAGGATAGCCTGCTCCTTCGCTTCCTCCTGCCGCACCTGTGCTTCATTCTCCTGCCACCGAATGTAGTTCCGGATTCCATCAACCTTCGCGGGAAGCTCTTGTTGGAGGAACTGCTTCAATTGCGCGTCGATCAGTGCCACGGCCTCGGAATCGCCTTCATATTCGGCTTGCTCGCGCAGCTCGTGAAAACGCAGAATATCGCTGGTGATGTCGTACAGCGAACGCCGCGGAGCGGGAACGCTAGAAGGGTACGTCTTCGTCGTCTGCGACATGGCCACCAACCTTCCGTTCTTCAGTCTTGGGCGCGGACTCCGCAACCCGGCGCATCCGCATAGCCTCGATCTCGCCCCACACGTCCAACAGGAAGTTCTCCATCACGTCAGGCGGAATCGCAGTGCCTTTCGGGAAGCTGGCGCGAATGCCGGCGTTACGATTCGTATACGCCGCGCTGATCCCGAGGGCCGCACATTCCTTTTCGAGAAACGCGCACGCGCTCTTGACCGCGGAGGCGTCGCCCTTGCGGAGCTTGTCCACAACCACCGTCAACTCTTCCGGAACCTTGCGATCCTTCGGTGCCTGAGCCGCCTCGCGTTTTGCATGTTCCGGTGCGGCGCCGAAGGTTTGAGGACTGTCCTCGATGTCTTGCGTGAAGTATTGGCTTGCCCCGGTCGCGCTCAACACGGCCGCTACCATGGCGCGCTTCTGTCCCATCTTTTGCACTGTGTTGATGATATCCGCAAAGTCCGGGTTTGCGATGCGCCCCACTTGTTGGGCTTCTATCGCTGGATCACCGTCGATGTACTTTGCTCCGCAACCACCCTTCTTCGCGAAGCAGATCCAGCCTCCGCCGTACTGCTCCTTGCCCTTGATGATCGAATCCTTGCCGCATGCCGGGCAAACGCGTGACGCGTTGCGGTAGCGGTACTTCGATTCCCATGAGTTGCACGAGCCCTGCCCCTCGCCGACTGGCTTGCCGTCCTTCGATAGAGTGCAGGTGTACTTGTAATAAAACAGGGCTTCGCCGTACTTACCCCCATCCCAATCCTCGATGCATTCAGAGGAGTAATGCGGAGCGTAGCCGAAAAACGCGCATAGCTTTTCAGCGCCAGACTTGAAGAGTACGGGCTTGTCGCCCACACCCGGGATCTTGCCGTAATCGATGTCTTCCACGAGCAACGCTTTCAGCTCGCGAAGCATCTGTTCCCGCTCACTAAATTGCTTTACGGTGAGCGTTGGCATGTAGCGCGTCGCGGTGCGCTGTGTTTCCTCTGCGATGCGGTCGAGGATCGAAGCCTCACGGTTAAGGCCTGCGCTCGCATCCGGTGCGGGCGCGGTCAACGCAGTACTGCTACTCATGCGTGTACTCCTCCTTGGTGTCGGCAAGCGGAACGGTGGGCGCGGCCAGCTCCGGCTCGCGCATTTCCTCGTTGCTAAGCTTATGTCGCGGGCATCGCTCACCGCCTGTGCGCCAGAGGCAGCGCGGCACCGGGCAGTAGAGATGCGGATGTTCCCGCTTGTATTCGGCGACCTTAGATGCGGTGTTCATAGCTTCACCCCGGCGTGGACATCACCGGCGAGGAAGCGGGCCAACGCAATTTCGGCGAGGCCATTGCTGTCGAGCCGTCCTTCGCGAGCAAGGTAATTCCTCGCTCCTTCGAGAGCGTCGAGGCCGGCGCCGTCCATCTCGTCGGCGTTCTCTTCAATCAGCCGATCAAGGATGTCGCGGGGTGTAATCACTTCGTCGGACTCCGGCTCGTCGGGCCCGAAATAATCATCAATGTCGGCGTCGGTGACGCCCGGGGGATAGTTGTTTGCCATGACTGATGATGCCAAGCGGATGTGCGCTTGTAAATGGTACTGGGGTACCTATTTTAGGTTCCAAGCTTGCTTTCGAGCGCCGCCGCCTGGGCTTCCGGTAAATGGGCTTCATACCGCAGTTTGTACACCCCAGCGCGGTCGAGGTACCAGGCCACGTTGAGATTTACGTTATTTCCAGCCCAGAGCGCAAACCCGGCCTTTGCGTTTGTCAACGGGTCCAGTAAGCCCTCCTCCGCGCTCCCCAGCAACACCTTCTGTTGGATGAGCTTTTCCACCTCCGCGTTGGCCATATTGATCTGGAGGAGCCCGTATGAGCGGTCACCCGTCGCGGTGTTTGGATTGAACGCAGCGGGATCACCGGCGCTTTCGCGAAGGGCGATCGCTGTCATGGTTACGGCGACTGTGGGCGGAAAGCCGACGGCACGCATCACTTCGAAGATCGCGAGTGGTGTCATGATCATTCGATAATGATACCCCAGTACTATTGCGCGCAACTGAAGCGCGTGGCAACATTCGTGTATGGCTTTTGAAATCAAAAATCGATTCACCGGCGCCGTGCAGTACCGTTCCAAACTCGCATCTAATGTGCGCGCGGCGATACTGGAAGCGCTTTCAAACATGGCGGACCTCCGCGGGGCGAACCTCCGCGGGGCGAGCCTCGGCGAGGCGAACCTCGGCGGGGCGGACCTCAGCGAGGCAGACCTCCGCGGGGCGAACCTCCGCGAGGCGAACCTCAGCGAGGCGAACCTCCGCGTGGCGAACCTCAGCGGGGCGAACCTCCGCGGGGCGAACCTCAGCGTGGCGAACCTCAGCGTGGCGAACCTCCGCGAGGCGAACCTCGGCGGGGCGAACCTCCGCGAGGCGAACCTCAGCGAGGCGAACCTCCGCGTGGCGGACCTCC